GTCTGCGCGACGTCCTGCAAGAATTTCGCTGACCGGATGTCCCGATCCCTGCAGCGCGGTGGCTTTTCCCATTCAGACGCCACCGCGCGCCCCACTCAAACCGAAAGTCGACCAGCATGATCAGCAAAGCCGACCTCTTGTCCGCAGACCTCAAGCGCATCCCCGGCCTCTACCGCCGCTGGGAGTTGCCGGAAATCCTGAAGAACCAGCGTGCCTACCGCATCGAAAATGCCGGTTCCCATCAGGACGGGACGCCTCTCGTGGCGGTCTACGCCGACGCCGAAGCGGGCCAGCCGGACGACCAGCACAACGCCTCAAACCAAGACACCGAAGCGGTCTCGGTCCCGCTTGGGACGATGTCGCGGCGGCCTGAGTAGAGGGAAAAGGAGGAGATAATGTTCATGCAGACGACACCCATCACCACCGCCCGCGCCAGCCGACCGCTCGGGGAAATCGAGTTCTGTGCCTGGGTGGCTCAGGCCGTTCCGGCGACCGGCTGGAATACCATCGGGGCTTTCTGGTGCTCGATACCTTTCCGGCGATCTCGCACCTGCCGGATGCGCAGCGCGTCGAACTGGCCAAGCTGGGAAGCCGCGCCTTCTGGGCCGCCGAACAGGGCCTCGTGCACCTGGTGCAGGAGCGCATCGACACAGATCGGTTCGCCTACATCGCCGTCGCCCGCCCCAGGCCGAAGGCCGCCACCGCATCGCTGTCCGCGCTGCTGCTCGACGCGCAGGCGGCGTGACCCTCCCTTCCGGACCCCAACACGCAAACCAAGGAGGCACAAATATGCCGTTTTCAGAAAACACCCCCACGCCGGATGATCTCCAGGCGCTCAGCGCGGCCGAGATCGCGGCCTTGCCGGTCGAACTGCTGGCCATCCTGCAGCACGAGATCGATGCGCGGCTCAAACGCGACAAGGCCGCCAAGGCCCGGCTCGATGCCGGTCTCGCGGTGCGCTACGCCGATCGCGCTGCTGAGGAACGGCAGGCCGCAGGCAAGGACACGGGCACGACGCGCTTCGATGACGGTGATTTCACCATCGTGGCTGACCTGCCCAAGCGGGTCGATTGGGATCAGGACAAGCTCGCCGCGATGGTCGCGCGCATTCGCGATGCCGGTGACGACCCCGCACAATATGTCGACATCGCCATCAAGGTGCCGGAGCGCAAATACGCGGCCTGGCCCGACGCGATCCGGAAAGGCTTCGAGCCCGCGCGGACCGTGCGCACCGGCACGCTCAAGGTCGAGCTTCTCTCTCAGGGAGGCGATCAATGAGCCTGCGCATTCTCACCGCCGATGAGCGCCTGCGCGAGGCGCAGGGCAAGACCACCATGGCGATCTTTGGCCCGAGCGGGGGTGGCAAGACGACCCTCCTGACCACCATGCCCGAGGAGCAAACCGTCTGCCTCGACTTTGAAGCGGGTCTCAAATCGGTGCAGGGCTGGAAAGGCGACAGCATCTCGATCCGTCGCTTTGCCGATGCGGTCGATATCGCCTGCCTGATCGGTGGCGCAAACCCGGCGGCCCAACCGGAAGAGCATTTCTCCGAGGCCCATCATGCGCACCTGCGCGGGCTGCATCCCGAGCTAGCCGCGCGGCTCGACACCAAGCGCATCGTCTTCGTCGACAGCATCACCGATCTGACGCGCCAGGCGATGGCATGGGCCAAGACCCGACCCGAGGCGCTGTCGGACCGCACCGGGGAAACCCGACACACGCGGCGCCTACGGGCTTCTGGCGCGCGAGGTCATCGGCCTGCTGAAGCATCTTCAGCATGCGCCGGGGCGCACCGTCATCTTCGTCGGCATCCTCGAGAAGGTCGTCGACGACATGAACAGGGTGACGTTCCAGCCGCAGATGGAAGGCGGCAAGGCCGCGCGCGAACTGCCGGGCATCGTCGATCAGGTCATGACGCTCGACCTCTTCACGCAGGAAGAGGGGCGCGGAGGGCGCGCGCAGCTGGCGTCATGATCCCGACAAGGGCACCGCGCGCCGCCTCGTCTGCCAGTCCGCCAACCCCTGGGGCCTGCCCGCCAAGGATCGCTCGGGCCGTCTCGACCTGACCGAACCCGCCGATCTCGGCGCGCTTCTCACCAAGATCAACCAAACCCCGAAAGGATAATCCCCATGACCTTCGACATGAACGACGTCGCACCGCAGCAATCCGGCGACCTGATCCCGGACGGCACCTTCGCCAAGGTGACCATGTCCATCCGCAAGGGCGGCACGGACGGGATGAGCGAGGTGGATCGCGGGCTGCTGAAACCCTCGAACCAGCCGGGCAGCGATGTGCTGATGGTGGATGCCGAGTTCACCGTGGCCGAGGGCCGGTTTGCCCGGCGTAAGTTCTGGCAGAACTTCACCGTGCAGGGCGGCAAGCTCGACGAGCAGGGCCAGTCGATCGGCTGGAAAATCTCCAAGAGCCAGTTCCGGGCCATGATCGACAGCGCGCTTGGGCTCAACCCCGAGGACATGAGCGAGGGCGCCAAGGCCAAGCGCATGCTGCGCGGGCTGGCCGATCTCGACGGGATCACCTTTGTCGCGAAGATCCAGATCGAGGCGAACCGGAACCCCGCCTACAAGGATGCCAACAAGCTCGACCATGTGGTGCTGCCGACGGCGCCCGAGTGGCAGAAGGTCATGTCGGGCGAAGCGGTGCCCACGCAGCCGTCCCAGAAGCCGCGGCCCGCTGCCGCTCCGGCGCAGCCCGCTGCCCCGGCATGGGGTCAGTCGCAACCCGCTGCCGCGCCAACCGCACCGGCCTGGACTACACCGGCCTCGACGCAACAGCCGGCCACGCAGCCCACGCAAGCGCCGCAACCAGAGAGCGGCCCACAGCCGTCGCACGGTTCTCAGCCGTCGCAGGGCCCGGCCTGGTTGAACCCGTGAGCCCGGACGAATGGCAGGCGCATGTCACCACGGAGGCGGCGCTCGCGATGGGGCGCTGGCTCGAGGCGCGGGGGCGGCTCGACCGCCCCATCGCCGGCCTCACGCGAAAGGATCTCGAATGCATGGCATCAAACGCGATCGGCCGCTTCATCTTACTGGCCTCGGAGCGTCGGACGGAGGCGCCCGACCCGGAGGAACGCGCAAAGCTGGACCTTCTGCTTATGGGGTGACGCGCGCTGACCTCGCCCGCCGTGTGCCCTGCGCGCTCTGCGGACGGGAAGCGCACGGCTTCGGCTACTGTCACCAATTGCGATGGGACCGCCATCCCCACCACCGATTTTGCTCGATGGCCTGCCTCACAGCGGGCAGCGCCATCGCCAGGAGAAACCACGGAATGATCGACAAGACCGACATGGAAGCCCGCGCGATCTTTGAGGCGCGCCGCAACCTCGCTGAAGCGCTCACCGAAATGGACCTGATGGAGCCCTTCTTCGACCGGCCGGCCGAGGACATCGACTGCCTGATCGAGGCCTGCGTCGAGGGCTTTCAGGCCTCGATGCGGCGCCAGTCCGATGCCGGCGAAATTCCTTTTTGAGCCGGAGACCAGCATGCTCGACCTCAACCACAAATCCGGCTTCGTCTATGGGCGTGAGGCTTCGGAGCCCGAGCCCCTCGGGGCGCGGATCAACAGCCGCATCGACGCAGCACTTGTTGCGGAGCGCGACACGCAGCGCCCGCGCGACTATCTCGGCGCCAGCCGCATCGGCGAGCCCTGCGCGCGCCGCCTCGTCTATGAATTCACCAGGACACCGGTCGATCCGGGCAAGGAATTCGAGGGGCGCACGCTGCGCATCTTCAAGGCCGGTCACGTGTTCGAGGATCTCGCCATCCGCTGGCTGCGCGGCGCGGGGTTCGAGCTCTACACCCAAATGGGCAACCATCCAGATGGCGGTCAGTTCGGGTTCTCGGTCGCGGGTGGGCGCATTCGCGGTCATGTCGATGGCATCATCGCGGCCGGCCCAGAGGGCTTCGGTCTCGCTGTCCCGGCACTCTGGGAATGCAAGACCATGAACGCCAAGAACTGGCGCGCCTGCGTCAAGGACGGGGTGACCAAATCAAAGCCCGTCTACGCCGCCCAGATCGCCGTCTACCAAGCCTACATGGAAGCAAGCGTGCCGGGCATCAGCGCGGCACCCGCCGTGTTCACCGCGATC